CACGGGGGAACTCTTCGGTAATTTCTGCCTCTGCCAGAATGTTCTTGGCAATAGAAATTGTACGAAGTTTATTACCCTGCTTGACGAGAATAGACTGATTGATGCCAGCAAAGTTCTTGAGAAGAGTCAGGGTATTGTCAGAGAGTTTCATAGTGTTTTCTTTCAGTTTCATAATAATCAGCGATTGAATTCAGTAAGTCCATTATCTTTACGAGTATAATGCCCATCAAAGTGGAGAAGTAGCATAGCATAGTGAATGACTTTCATCAAGTCACGCTTATTGCGACCATCCTTGTCTCCATAACGAGAACCATATTTGAGGATGTTTGCCTGACAGAAACCTGCTGCTAGCTTCTTTGCTGCCATCAGGTCAATAGTCTGAATATCGGCATAACCATCACTATCACCACAATAATGCCCGTGATAGGTAGTGGTCACATAATCCTCAACATCTTTAAGGATTTTATCTTCGTTGTATTTCCAAAGATGATTTGTTTTATCAGTCATAGTAACAGGAGTTTTTGTAACATTAAGTATGCCAGTCTCACCATTCATAGTGAGATTGAATTTATTGATAAGATTTTGTTCGTCTTCAGGTCCAAACATAAGGGGAGAAGTCATAATTAACCTCCCCCAATTATATCAGAAAGGAAGGTCAATGTCAATCTCCCTACCACCCCCAATAGTCAGTTCAAGAGTTTCAGAAGGCATTACAAAATCAGCATCAATCTTATCATACAGTTCCAAGAAGGCAGTTTTGGTTTCATCATCAAAACGATTGATACAAACCTGAATTGCCTTTGCCTTATCACCAAAGATGCTGTAGGCACGGACGATATGAACCAGTCGGCGGGTGGAGATGATTTCCTCAATACCACCATCATAGAAGGTCTTACGGATTACATCACCCCAATCTGCCAATCGCTTGCAGAAATCATCAATCTCGGTAAGACCCAGAGATGCTGCGATGCCCTGAAGGATGCGAATCTCAGTAGCAGCAGCAGGATATGGTTGCTCAAAGGTCACGCAGAACCGCTCTAGGAACGCTTCGTTGAGCACGTTGGTGCCGATGAACCTACCGTCCTCAGAACCCTTTCCTTTGGTGTTTGCGGTGGCAATCACGTTGAATCCGGGAGCGGGTTTGACGAACCGTCCGATTTTTTTCAGGAAGACACCCTTACCTTCAAGAATAGATTGAAGGCACAGGATTTTATTGGAAGCAAGGTCAACCTCATCCAAAAGCAATACGGCACCACGCTCAAGTGCCTCAATCACGGGTCCGTTGTGCCAAGCAGTTTCACCATTCACAAGTCGGAAACCACCAATCAAATCATCCTCATCAGTCTCAATCGTAATATTCACACGAATCAGTTCTCGCTTCAGTTGAGCACACGCTTGCTCCACACTGAACGTTTTACCATTACCCGAAAGACCCGTAATGAATGTAGGATAAAAAAGACGAGACTGAAGAATTTTTTTAACGTCAGCAAAACTACCAAACTTGACGAAGGTATCATCTTTATCGGGAATAAGGTTTTGGTGATGTTCGGGAAGAACTGCAACATTTTGGAAAGAACGCTCAATCTCTTCTACACGCTCTTGAGTCACTTCAAGGTTCCATTTGCCACGAGAAGTTTTGTATTGTGAGAGTTTATTACTTACGGTTTGGTAGTTGAGCGAACGAGAGGCACAGAAACCCCTGAGGTCGCCAGAAGTAATTTCAGTACCATAGAGTTCTTTGATTGCTTCAATTAGTTGGGCGTCATTCACGGCAGTTTTGCGGGACATAATGTAGTTAGGTGGTTTTGTTTAACTGAAGTAATTATACAACAAAAAAGAGGGTCGTGGGACCCCCTATGGACGGTTTTAAGATTGGACCTGCTGGTTTCGCAGTTTATCTATGTACTCAAGACTCGCACAGTGACCCCTATAACCAGGATAATATTCATTCACCATAGCAGGAATACCCATAGCAGTAATCGCACTGTCACACTTCACCCAAACTTCTTTGGTTTCGTGATTTACAACGTGTTCTAATCTCAATTTGTTAGTCTTCTTCATAAGTAAATGTTTTGTTTTTGACTTTTGTATCAAACTCACCAGTTCTTCCTGGTTTCATTTTTCCAACTCCAACATTCTTACCTTTACCAGGCCAAGATGTTTTGGATGTTCCTTTCAGTGTAGCAGATCCTCCTGGTTTGCGTTGAATCAGAACGGAGTCCTGATCATCCTTTGATGACCCTGATTTTACATTCTTTTTGTGCTTAAGTCCAGCCTCTGTGCCCAGTTTCTCAACTGTCCTCTTAAAGATTTTCTTACCCATTTTACCAGAAGAAACTACGTGAGATTTTTCACCCACTTTTTTCTCATCTGGAGTTCCTGGGTTTTCAGTATATCTTCCGGATACTTTTGTTGGACCTGGAAGACCGGCACCTCTAATTCTTCTTTCGGTTCTTGAAGACCTTGCTTTGTTTTCTGCTTTTGATTTGTCACCTCGCTGCCCAGAAAGAATTGCCATTCCACCCTTTTCAGACTTACTCATTACGCGAGTAAGAGAAGTCTCTTGGATAGAATAGCATTCTACCATAAATTCCTGAAAGGTCTTCATTTTTATAAGCACTTTTTGAGTATTTAGTTAAGCAACCAATTCAATAAACTCACCAAGAATCTTCTTATTCATTTTTTTAGAACTCAAAGACTTGACAAAAGCAGATTTAATTTGTGCCTTTGAGGCATCTTCGGCAACCTTGAACTCACTATCACTATTGAGAGCAGAGGAAGAAATACCAAAGTAAGTATGATAACCAGAAGTAGTAAGGGCAAAACTGCGCTCTTTCTTCCAGCGTGTCATTACTTTGTGATATTCATCTCCAATATATCCGGTATAATTCCGAATAAAATGCCCGGCATCACGACTATCAAGAATACGCATTCCAATAAAATTCACGCTGGGAAACTTGTCACGGAGATTTCTGAGAAGAAGGTCCGTAAAAGATGTATTGTTATTCCAAGTATTTTCAGAAAACTTATAAACATTTCCAGTCTTACGGTCACGAAGGTAGGAATTATCTTGAATGTAATGAGTTCCTAGAAAACTTTCCTTTTCCCAGTGTCGTTTGATTTCCCGATAATACTTCAGAGGAGCTGCTTCACCATCAGTCAGAATTACACACTGGACTTTCTGAAGTTTATGTTCTTTCTGAAAATGTGGAAGAATTTGATGTAAGGCAACAAGTGACTCATTCAGTGGAGTTCCGGAAAGAGTTAGTTTATGGGGAGCAGAATACTTACAATTACCATAATTGGAGCGGTCATACTGTTTGGCAACCCGATAGATATTCTTGAGTTGAGTATCAAGAACCGAACTTTTTACCTTGCTGGTAAATAGGTTCAGAAGACCAAATGTATAATCAACCACGAGTTCATTCTCTTTACGAACGGTATGTTCTTTAGGAGTGATTACTTTACCATCGGCATCATATGAAGACCTATAGTTCCAATCATTTGTAAAGGCATAAACCTCAAAAGGAATATTAACCTTATTGCAGAACCAAATAAGATTATAAAGTTGCTTGACAGTATCCATAAGAACGCTACTCATAGACCCAGACCAGTCCAGAATAAAAACCAGACCGTGATTTTTACCGGTGGCAAATGTGGTTACTTTCTTGAACAAATCCTCCTGATACTTATAGGTATGAAGTTTCGTACAGTCCAGAACACCAGTCTTAGAAACTGATTCACGGGCATAGGAGTCTGCTGCCTTACGACACTCAAACTCTTTCACTAGATAATTGACTTCCTTTTGTGCCGAACGCTTGAAATCTACATAATCGGCATCTACTGCGGTAAAGATTCCACTATCTTCGTGAATATAGATTTGATTATTCCAAGTTTCTTTACAATAATCGTGAATAATTTGATTAGAAATAATCGCAGAATCTAGATTCAATTTAGGAACTTCAATATAATTAGTTTCTTGAATGTTGTTATTCACTAGTTCCTTAAGGTTTTCCTCAAGAGAACTCATAGTCTTCACCTCCGGTTCAGAGTGTTCCCCACCAGTTTGTTGAGTATTTTGGTCCTCAAATTTTTCACCTTGAGTTTGTTGTTCAGACCCAGAGGTTTGTTGCTTATCGCCATCACCTTCACCATCCTCTTCGGGAGAAAGTTCTTGCTGTTCTTCAGATTGGTCTCCCGCACCAGAACCAGAAGACTTTTCGTGATTATCAAGACTGGGGAGTTTGGTAGGTTCTTCTTGCTTTTGCTTACAGTAATCATAAAGAACCTTGGCAGCATCCAGAGTTTCATCAAAGGTTTCTGCCTTACCAATCATATCAACAATTTCTTGCTCCTTATTGGTAAATTCAAGAGTCAAGAAATTACCAACCTTGAAGTAAAGATTTGCACGGTCGGCAAGATTATGTGTTGAAAGGTCATCATCACCAATCTGAAAGAAATCTTCTTCCTGAAGTTCCCGATAGGCACCATAGAAGGTCTTTGCCAATCCGGCATAACGGCGTTTGATGAGTTTCTCTACACGAGCATCCTCACATACATTCACAAACTGCTGAGGAACCTGAACTTGCTCACTCCAGTCCTCATCAGGCGTATAAAGTGAATGGGATACCTCGTGGGCAACCAACATATCATAGACACAATTACTTGCCTTCTGCCACATAGGAAGCGTCAGAACCCGTGTATGAACATTAAAGCAGGCAGTCTCAACCTTCTTGTGTTCCACAATCAGGTCTTCCGTTGCCAGAAGACGGGCGAGCATACCTTTTACTTCAAAATTTACGGTCATCGGAGTTCGTTTGTCTTATGAACCTATTATACAAAAAAAGAGGGTCTTGAGGACCCTCTGTGTGCCAGTTTTGGAAGTGGTTTTTTATTAGTTATGCTTTGGAGATTTGCCAATCTCATCAAATCTTTTTCTTTCAGTCTCTCTTGTAATGGCACTTACAATTTTAGCAGACCTTTTCTTCTTTCCTTCATCACCAGTAGCAATTCCAGAGCGAGCAAGTTCCCCCGCCTTACGATACATTTTTGTTTGGGGAAGTTCTTTCTTCTCTTCGTCCAAAATACTCTGCTTCCACTCTTCACTCATATTTGCCATAATGACCAGAGCACTCTCATTAGTGTCGGCATAACCTTCGGAAACTAGGTGCTCAAGAATGGTGTCAAAAAGGTCTGTTTCCACTTCTTCAGGACGATATCCACCACTTGTTGCTGTTGGAGTTCCTCTTCCTTTACCAGCAGGAGCAACAATCTTAGAAACTACTTTTCCAACGGGATTTGTTTTCATAAAATTAGCACCTTTCTCAAGAGCACCTTTTACAGCATCTTGAACATTCTCATCAAGTTCTTCTACTTCTTCTACAACTTCTTGAGGTTGATGAACCTGTAAATAAGCTTCATAAAGTTCTCTAACTTCTTGTTCTCTCATTTTTCCAAAACTTTCTAATTATTTATAAAAAAAAACACTCCGAAGAGTGCTTTTTCTTAAAGGCTTTGAGTCGTGCCTTTGCCTGTCGGAGTGCCTGCGGTTTGAGTCTCCGCTTCTGCTCCTTGCGTGAATGGTGTTGCCAGTTTGGAAGTTTCATTTTCCCTTTGCTTATGAGAACACAATACTATCTATAATCACGGAAGTCAAGAGGTCCAGTTGGGAAAGTGTCCTATACCTCACTTTTATATGAGAATCCATTTTTTTTCTCAAACTTAATCACACTATTAAATTTGTCCTCAAGTCCAGTCTTATGTGAAATTACAAATACATTAGTATCCTTAATCACATAACGAATAATCTTAAGGAACTCATCAGTACCAAATCCATCAAGAGAACCATCAAACACCTCATCAAACAAAAGGATATTACAATTTGCAGAGTTCTTAACTCTTGCAATTTCTCTCCAAGCAAATACTAGAGCAAGATTAATTTTTGCCTTCTCACCCTCACTAAAAGAACTATAAGAAAAGTTCTCGTGAATGGGTGACTTGATGCTCTCATTAAATTCTTCATCAAGATGGAAATTAATATAAAAATCCATCATCTGTAAGTAACGATTCACCTGCTGATTTATGAACGGGAGATACTTTTTAATAATCTTCGTTTTTACACCATCATCCTTGAGTAAGGAATAGGCAAAATCATAATGAACGATTTCTTCTTTTTTATCCGAAAGGTCATCAAATGTTTTTTGAAGATTGTCTCTAAACTCTTCTAACTTCTCATTTTCAGTATTTCTATTTTTAAGTTGTTCGGTAATAGTTTGAACTTCAGATTCAAGGTTTCGGATTTGTCTCTGACTGAGTGAAATCCGAGTATTGTTTTGAGAAATCTCATGGTTGAGTTTCGTAATCTCCTTTGATAGTGCTAGAAATTGACGCTCTCGTTCTTGTTCAAACTTCATAGTCTCCTCAAGTTCCTGAAAACCTTTCTGGAGTTCCTTTGCTTTATTTTGAGCGTCTGTAATTCTATTTAACCGAAACTCTTCCTCAATAGTTTGAGTACAAGTAGGGCATACCGTATTTTCACTAAAGAACTTGTGCTCTTTAGTAATCGTAGATACTTTCTGAGAGATTTTACCCTTAAGATTATTAAGTTTTCCTAACTTCTCTGCGGCACCAATAACTTCTTCTTGCTCTTTCGTATATTTGAAAATGTCTTCTTCGGTCTTGGCATTCTCGGTCATATAAGTACCAACTTCAGCATCTAAATCGGAAATTTTCCGTTTATTGGCATTTATATTGGCATTACCACGATTCTCAAGTTCCTCAATAAAACTCTTCTGCATTTCAACCTTGTCCTTAAGGTTTTGCTTCTTCAACTCAAGAGATTTTATTTCGTCCTTTTTAGTACGAATCTTTTCTTTGATAATAGTGTTCATCGTAGAGAATATCCGAATATCCAATAAGTCCTCAATTACCTCACGACGATTGGCAGTCGTAAGTTGCATAAAAGGCACAAAGGTACTGGAACCCAGAATCACGATTTGGGTGAAAGATTTATAATTGACCTTTAGAATATTTTCTTCTAGTAATTTCTGATTAATACGGTCATCAGATTCCTTATGAAGTTGTTTTCCATTTACTTCAATATCAAAGACATTTGGTTTGATTCCACGACGAACCAAATAATCACGACTATTGACAGAAAACTCAATCTCAACTAAACAATCCTTTTCGTTTGTTTGATTGATTAATTGAGGTTTGTTGATTTTGCGAAATGGTTTATTGAATAATACAAAAGTAAGAGCATCAAGTACAGTTGATTTTCCTGCACCATTCGTTCCAATAATTAAGTTTGTATGATTCTTTTGGAAATCAATTTCTGTAAAATGCTGTCCGGTAGAAAGAAAGTTTTTCCATCGAATTTTTTTAAAGGTTATCATTTTTAGGAGGAATTACAATATCATTAGTAGTAATTACGGCATACTTGTAGTTGTTATGCTTACAAGTCTTTATGGCAAGTTCATCATCAACTTCCACGATTTCCATTTCTTTTTCGTAGTCTTCATCATACTCAAGCATCATAGCATACCGAGTGGCATCATCCTCTTCTTCAAATAAGAATAAAACCTTTTCTCCATATTGGTCTTGAACGGCATATGCCCCATCATCTTTACGACCCTTAAGAGTGAGAAGAAACATTTTACTCCACTTCGCAAGCTTGTTTATAGAGGTCTTGGAATATACCTTTGATAGTACTCTTATCAAAGTCACATTCGGATTCATCAATATAACGATTCAGAATTGAAATTGTATTCTCTTCTTCGTCAATTACAAAGTTTTCATTTTCCTGAATCTCAAAGTTTTCAACAATCTTCAGGTCTTGAATGCCAATCTTATAGAGTTTGTCAATAAACTTCTCAAAATCTTTTTGCTTAGATTTCTTACGGACGATTACTTTGACAATCTTATTAGAATACTCAGAGGCATCAAAAGTCTGATGTGGAGTATCTTCATAATAAATGTTATAGAATAATTTATAAGGATTATTGATTGGAGTATGTTCTAGAGTTTCGGTATCAAAGATATGAAATCCCCGAGTGTCATTTACATCCGTCCAATACATTTCATAAGGATTACCGAGATAGAACACAGTTCCATTATCAGAACGAGTGTGGTAATGACCAGAAAATACCTTTGTGAAGTTTGAAAAAAGATTTGCTTCCAGTCCATGCTCCTCCATTACAAGATGTTTATTGACCCGAAACCCTTTGAGTTCAAGGTGCCCCATCGCAATCTTTGCCTTTGACTTCCGAATAACTTTTAGAGTTTCATCATAGTTCTCACTACAAATCCAAGGAATAAAAGTCATATCAATTCCACCAACCTTCGTATTCGTTGGAGAACTATATGTCTTTATGTTTGGATAATCTTTGAGAAGTAGTTCTGGAGCATTAATTTCAGTAGAATTACGAAGAAAAATATCGTGATTACCCACAATCATATGGACTTGGTACTTTCTAAGAGGTTCTAGCACTACTTTTTTAGTCCAATCAAGACCCCAGAAATCAATACTTTTACGATTATCAAAGGCATCGCCCATATGAATGACCGTCTCTACCCCGTGTTCTTCTAGAGCAGGGAAGAAAACATTATCGTAAAATAATTGAAAATAGTCGTGAAGATTTCTTGAAGCTTTTCTGGCGCTCCAGTGGGTGTCCGTTAAAATTGCAATACGGGTCATCGGTTTCCGTTTTTGTATTGAATAGCGTCTTTCATACTATTGTACTCTGAATTGTTCCCAGAAAGCAAGCCGTCATCAATTGTCATAACCTCATCATATCCGGTTCGTTCAATAATTTTATTTTTAATCTCCAATTGCTTCTTTTCTTTCTGAATTCTTCTCAGAAAGGCATAATGAATAATTTGGGTAAAATAAGCAAAGGGATTCTGAGACCTTTCTGGATTGAAATTGTGAATGTACTGAACACAATTCTCTATTCCATCGGAGCACATATCCTCACGGAACATATAATTTACGAAATTAGGTTTATATGAAAGGTGAGTGGCAATCTTCAAGAAGCATTCTCCAATATAATCTGGAATTCTAGGTTTTCCTTCCCATGCACCAGACTTAGGAGGATACTTATCATACTTCTCAAAATACTTCTGTGCTGCCTTATCTACTTTAGTTCTATAAACAATAAGAGATTCTAATAACTCTTTATTGTTCACATAATGTTCTGATTTCTTTTTAGGCATAGCATCGGACTTTTAGTATAAGTTGTAATTATTATAGCACATACTGCAAGGGCTTGACAAGTATTGAAAAACCGTATAGACTAGGTTTGTCCCCGTTGAAGATAAGTCTTAGCTTTCTTTATTATCTTTAAAGAGATTCTCCAAATTCTTTCTTGCTTCCTCTACCGAAGATACATAACCCATCGTTGATGAAGGTTTAACTTCCCCAGCCGGTTTATATACTTCTATTGAATCATCTTTAAGATAATATTCATATAATTGTATTAACTTAGTATCTTTTGTTTCAGTCATAGTTATTATTTTATCAAGTTTAATCAAGAACATATCATCACTAGACATTTCTATCCAAGGTTTAATCTTCACATAAGAATCACCGGTAGAGGTTGTTACAGGTTTCATTACTACAGGATTTTGTAGAATAATAATTGGATCACCATCATTCTCATCTATCATAATAAGCGATAGAATTTCTTCACTTGATACTAACTTTAAAATGCAATAAAATTCCTCTCCCATATTAATCTTTAAGTGGTATATTTACAATATCATAATTAAAGTTTTCTTCATTATAAATCTTGATTCTTTCTATCAAGTGATTGAGTGTATAATTCTTTCTTGACTTGTAACTAATATCATCGGCAATATCATATAAAGTTGCCTTTACTTTGTTTTCTCCTTTTCGCAAGACTCTTCCGATGGATTGGAGATTTCGTATCCTTGATTTGCTAGGCGAAGCAAATATAACATTATGAAGATTTCTGATATTGACACCAGTAGAAAAAGTGCCGTAGGAAGCAACGATGATTGCATTATTCTCTCTTTCGGTAATTTCTCTGACTAATTCTCGTTCTTCGGTAGCAACCCCACCATGAACAAAGAATATGTGTCTATTGTCAGTTTTGCTATTATTTATGAGTTCGTAAAGTGGTTGCCCGTGACCTTCTACTCTGGCAAAAAGAACAAGACTATTACCCTTTAAATCAAGAGCAAGATTTTTTATAAAGTTATTTCTCTTTGGGTGATTAATAATATACTGAACCTCATCCTCAAATACTTCAAACCTGTGGGGAGGATGCTTCAATAGTAAAACCTTAATGTCCAATTTGGCAAGATGACCTTTCTGCATCAGTTCATCCGTCTTGATAATTTTATATGAAGGTCCAAATAAACCTTCCAAAACCCACTTATGAGTTTGAGACCCATCAAGTGTTCCGGTGAATCCAAAACGGTATTTTGCATCACAAAGTTTCGTCATTATAGATATTAATGACTTGGATTTAAATTGGTGTGCCTCATCTCCTACGACTACATTAAATCTGGAAAAATACTGCTTGGGAAGTTTGTAAATAGACTGCCAAGTGGTAATAATAACTTGGGAATCAGTTTCTCTTTCCTTACCAGCGTATATCTTGTGGCAGTATGAACCAACATCCCATCCATAATCTGCAAAATCTTTATACATTTGTTCTACAAGGGAAGTCGTCGGAACAACTACGAGAATATTTTGCTGCTTCTCAACGTAGTATCTCACAAGAGAATATATCATCAATGACTTTCCCGAAGCAGTTGGAGATATCAATAATTTACGATTATGTCTTAAGGCGTCGTATACTCCCTCAATTTGATAATCGCGTGGGGCGTGTCTACTGATTGCCGTCATATAATCCTTTACACCTTCCTTTGAGATGTTCTCATTTATCTCAAAAGGAAGACCATAAAACTTATTATTCGTGAACTCATAAGTATAATTGTGGTCCTTACAGAACTGAATTACCTTATCTAAAAGACCAATATAGATTTCTCTTGTATCTACACTAAACAAATAAATTTTTCCGTCCCACCACTTATTCTTATAAGAAGGTGAAAATTTTGCATTAGGTACTTCAAATTGAAATGCGTCTTTCAATTCATAGTAGATATGAGGTTCTGCCTCTATTTGCAGATAAACCTCATTCTTTTTTGATATCACCAAATGAGACATTCATAAAATATCAGTTATGAGTATTTATTCGGTCAGTTGTACCCTGCCGTGAACTTATGCCAGTCTATAGCATTCTTGATGGAGTAATTTCTATTCGTAATCATCTTAATCACTTCCTCAAGAAACTTAAGCATAACATCATAATATCTAATCTTTAAATCAATCTTAGACAGTCTCTCATCGGCGTCCATATGCCTCTGTATGGCATCCTTTTCCCTTACCTTATACGGAAATGGTTCTTCGGCATAGACCTCTGCTGTTGCCTTTCCCGTGTAGTAGTTATAGCGTTCCAACCTAACTCTGTTATGTGTTTCTCTTGCCTTTTCACGAAGAAGAGTGATGGTATTATATAGAGTATAATATTTGGAATGAAGTTGAGGTATTTTTAAAGATTCATCGTGTAAGTTATCGGGGTCTATGACAGAATCTCTTTGCCACATTTCCTGGATTTCATCAAGACTGAGGTTCATAGGGGTTGATTATTATTATCAAGAATATTATACACAGTATACTTGAAAGCTACGTCTGCTGTAAAGTACTGAATGTCGGTTTGTGTGGCATCAAACTCAAGAGAACTTAATGATACTGGGAATAAATCCTTGAATTTTACCACGGCAGTTGTATTATAATTACTGTTTAAAATATAAAGACTTCCATCACTAAATGCTCTTTTCGGATCCTGAGGTTGTGTTACGTCATTTACTATGGAGATTAAATCTTTATATTGTTGTGTTGTTTCTGGGAATCCAAGACCTGTCAACCAGTTATGAACTGCCATATAGTTCTCCATATCCTCATCAACCAAAAATCTTAAAGATAAATCACCATAGGTAATTTTATCACCAGGAACATCAATATCCTTTAAGTATGTTGGTTGAGTATTGAGTGATAATGTAATTTCTGGTATTCTTGCCGTATTGCAGAAAAAGGCAACTTTAGGTTCTTTTGCTAGTGAAAACTTAAACCCAACTGGTGATAGGAAGTTTCTATTATCAATTTGGTTGGGAAACGAACAGGACATTTTTATTTTTATTTAGATATAAAAAAAGGGACCCGAAGGTCCCTTGTGGAATTGTGAGAAAGGCTCACATTAAATTGGCAACTTTGACTCTTCTGTAGTATACGTTAGAGTCGGTTGTGATAACACCAGGATTGGTGGTATCGGAACCCTTAGCGAATGGGTTAGCAACCATACCATAACGAGTCTTGAACCCGATTTTTGGTTGGAAGCTGTTCTCACCAACGGCACGAACCATTTGGAGAGGAACATAAGGGCAGTAGAAGAGACCTGCGTCATAAGGTGAAGAACCCTTATAACCGACAACGTAATACTGATTAGGAGCAACGTTTGCCGAATATGGGTCAATATAAACCTTATACTTACCTTGAAGAACGCCAGCAAAGGTGTTGCCGGTGTCATCAACGTTCAGGTTAGCATTAAGTGCAGGGGTGTAATCGAGAACACCAGCCATTGCAAGTGCTGAAGCAACGTCAGCAGAGCAAACGATGGTGTTGCCCTTTCCTCTACGAGTTTGCTGTGCAATTGCGTTTGCATCGCGCTCGATTTGGAAGATAAGACCCTTGAACTTCTCAACCGACCAACGACCGTTGGAGTCAACGTCGAGGTCAAAAGTACCAGCAGTAGCAGTATTTGCCTGAGCACCTGCCTTAGCACTCTTGTAGATGGTTCTGATAACTTCGCGGTTGATTTCAGCAAGAATCTCAGTTGAGAGAATGTTTGCTAATTCCGCTTCAGCATTCAGACCGTGGATTGCCTTAAGGTCCTGAGCGAGCTCAAGTGAGTACTCAGCCTTCAGAGCGCGTGACTTAGCAGTAACGGTGATTTTCTCGATTGAGAAAGCCATCTCGTTGAATGCCGAACCAGCACCACCAAGACCCTCAGAGTCTCCGGTATTCATCGCTGTGGAAACGTTATAGGTTCCTCCGTTATCGTTCAGAACGCTTGGGTTGGTTCCTGACTGAGCGGCAGTCGTACCAAAACCAACGTTACCCGATGGGAGAGTTCCTTCAGCGTTCTGAGCAGAGAATCTTGTATCTGCTTCGTTGTAGAATGCTTCAGTTCCACTCTGGGTGGTGTAACGTGAACGCATCGCAAAGATAAGTCCAGTAGGACCGTTCATTGGTTGAACGCCACACAGATCATAAGCGATCAGGTTGGGCATTGAACGTCTGATTAGTGAAATCAGAACGGGGTCGAAACCTGCTACAGGGCTCGAAGCGTTTCCACCGAATCCACCGGACGAACCAGCAGTGTTTCCACTATTAGTTGGAGATTCGTAAAGAAACTCACGCTCTTCGCGGAGTTCTCTTTCTTGGTTTTCTAGCAGGATAGCGGTTACAGATCTACGATGTGCATCTTTGATCTGATCCATTCCGGAATAATCCAGGATTGGTGCCCACTTCTCCTGCAAATATTCTGCATTGAACATTTGCATTTGTTTTACCTATTTGAAGTTTTTGTTTGATTGTTATAATTTAAAAATCACAGTTTAGCGACTCTTCCTAAAGTCTGAAGGTATGATGCCATTCTCCCCTCAACTTGTGGTTGTTGGGACTGAACATCAGTACTTTCGGATAGGGTTTCCGAGTCATCTCTTTGAGTACCAGTTGTTCTGGTTGGGAAATAAGACTCCCTCAGAGTTACCAGTTTCTCACGATAGTTTGCTTCACTATCAAACTCAACATTTTCGGCAAGAGAAGCGAGTTTGTCCTTCTGAGAAAGTGCAAGACCCTCAGTGACATCTGCAAAAATTACATCAGCAACCGACTCTGCTAATCTTCTATTCAGAGCAACATTTCTTTCAATTTGCTCGTTGAGTTTTCCTTCCATTTCATCAAGTTTATCTACCATACTCTCGATTACATCATATCTATCTTCAGGGATTGTTACATAATGATCTTCAAAAAGACCCTTCATTCCTTGGAGGAATGATTCGGTCATTTCAGTCTTAAGACCGTGCTCAACTGCGAGTGCATTTTCAGAAATCCACTCATCAGCAACATACTCAAGGTATGCATCAACACGGTCAACAAGACCTTCTTTAATTACTTGAATTTCTTCTACAAGAGATTCCTCATAGGATGCTTGAAGTTCTTCTTTGATTTCAGCAACTTTTGAACGAATTGCTGTCTCAAAGATTGTTCTTGCTTTTTCTTGAAACTCTTCTGAGAGTTCTTCGCCAGCAAGGAGAGCATTAACATCTTCTTCGATGTCAAACTCTTCCTTCATTTCATCTTCTTCGTCCTCGTCCTCTTCATCCGCATCTTCTTCTTTAGGAGATTTTTTGCCGTTCTTTGACTTTGAACCTTCTTCTTTGTGAGATTCTTCGGCAACTACTTCTTCGTCTTCATCGACTTCTTCTCCATCAACAAGATCTTCATCTTCTTCCGTCTCTTCCTTTACACCTTTCATAGAATCTGCTGCAGATGCCTTAGCATTCACAACATCTCTAACTTGTGCAAGAGTTGTATCCTTGAGTTTTGCCGAATCGTCATCGGGACGATAATTTTCGGGAGTAGGACCACCTAAATCTTCCCAAGAACCCGTTTGACCGGGAGTTACAACAGGAGTTGCACTCTTTGAGGGAGTTTCGGCAGGTGTGGCTCCTTTGGTTACTACGTTTTCCATTTCTTGTAAATTTCTACCAACGGACATTTTTTTAGATCTGTGTTATAATCTATATTTATTTATAAATTAAAGATTTCCTAAGAAATCTTGGAACAATTGAACCTTATGCTCCTGAAGAGTTTTTTCATCTACAAGAGTATTAATTCTGCTTTTTGTTTGTTCTGCGAGTCTTTCACGAAGAATACCTCCTTCCCAAACCCACTCCTTACCTTCCATAATTCCCTGAACAAAAGCGTCGGGAGCAGAAGGATCGGCAACAATATCAGCAGCAGTTGCGAGCATAAAATCTTCACCAACAATTTTATGACCTTCATTAGTTAGTTTAAGTGAACCGACACCACGAGAAGAAACACCCAGGCAAACGCCTTCACCGATAAGAGATTTTGCAATCTTACCCATAGGAGTTTCAAGAAGTTGTGCCTTACCAATAAAATTGCATCCTTTTTGTTCTAAGGAAACAATTTTATGAGAAACACGGTCAAGATTGACGGTAGGTCCATCGGGATGACCAAGTTCTCCAAGAGCACGACCCTTTGCAACGAAAGATTCATTATATCTCGCTACCTCACGGGCAAGAGTTTGCATAGGATACATTCTACCATTACGGTTACAAATGTCACCTTGAAGGAAAACTCCCTCAATATACATTTTCTTTTCAGCACCTTTACCTTCGGTGATAAACTTAACTTGTGAGACTTCTTCTGTGATGAGTTTCATTTTTATTCGGTGACTAACTGAACGATTTCTGTGATACTAACATCTTGAGCACCTGATGCGGCAAGAGCACTTACCTTTACGCTTCTTGCAAGATTTGCATTAGTTACGGTAATTACTCCAACAATAGATGAACTATTATGTGAGATTGTCACAGAACCATCTGTTATTGCAGTAATTAATTTATGCTCTGTATTAATTCCTGCTGGTTGTGCATTTTGAATGGTGACATAATCACCAAGTAAAAATGGATTTGATGCATTTTCATCAAATGAAATAACAGTTGATGCTCCTGTGGTAATTCCTGCGATTCTTTGTCTTGCAATTCTTTCCTTCAATACTTCATTACCATAGGGACTAATTTGGAAAGAATTGATGGTGGAAACCGGATCTGAACCAGTCTCAACATACACCGATGTTAATCCGGTAGATACTCTTATATATCCACTTTTAAGAGCAATAGGATTGCTAGTAGTGGCCGTAGATACATTGGCAGTTATTCTATTTACATTTTGTACAACCTTAATTGCCATTACTCTTGGTCCTCTGTATTGTCTTTGTCACCAAACATCGATGCCGCAACATAAGGTCGGGCAGAATCAACTCTGTCCGATGCTTTTGCGTATAATATCTCTTTAATTCTGTCGGATACATCAGATGCTGAACCATCTGTTGCAATCAAATCGATAAGTTCTTCCATAAAAACAATTTATTATTATAAGATTATTTATATCTTGCCACCTTTAGGCTCTGGGGGAGGTTCCGGAGCAACCGCTTCTTGTGGAACTTCTTCTGGAACTCCTTCTGCTGGTGGAACTTCACCACCTTCTGGAATTGGATTGCCCATTTCATCAACAGCAGCATTAGGATCTGGAAGAATACCCTTTTCAATTTCATCATCAATTTGTTCATCAATTTCAATAATTTCCGAATCAGTTTGGTGAAGAATCTTTTTGCGGACATATTCAGTTGAGAAGTATTTTCCAATATAGGGTTCCATCGTTGTAACAAGAGTTAAACGATTTGTGAGTAATTCTGCTTCTTTTAGTTCTGCAAAATGGTTGTCATATAAGAAATCATACTGAATATGATCGCTCATTGTTTCCCAATCTTCTGGAGTTACTATGTTCTTTAACAGAAGTTGAGTACGAAGCATATCATTAAACATATTTGCAAAACGCTTTCTTAGGCGCCCGACAAACTTAGAAAACTTAAGTTCGTCTCTTAGAATTTCTGATGAACGCCCCAGATTGAATCCATCACCACCACCAGCAATTCTTGATTCTGGAACTCCAAGTGCCCTATAAAGTTTTTTCTGGAAATATTCAATATCTGAAAGTTCGCCAAGATTTTGACCACCGGGTAGAGTTGTGATTTCAGTACCTCTACCGCCTTCTCTTCTTGGAAGCCAGAAATCCTCAAGCATACTCATATACTTGCGATCATCACGAACTTCACCAGTCTGTGCATCATAAACTAATTTATTGCGGTAACGACTCATCACCTCCTTGAGGTATTGCTCTGCTTTTACCTTTGGAAGATTGCCAACATCAATATAAAAAATACGACGCTCTGGTGCTCTGGATAATCTATAAATCACAAGAGAATCTTCAATCATTCTAAGTTGATTGAGTGCCTTGATTGCTTTATGAAGATATGAAAGGACGGTGCCCTTATTTCTATCGATTAATCCAGAAGTGCAATAAGTGATGGAATCTCTAGCAATTTTTACCGCACCTTTAGCGGAAGACCCAAGCATACCAGATGGATAGTTTGTTGTTGGGGTGTAGATAAAATATTCTTCAATTTCCGGATATGTAACCTGATTTACGTTAAAATTAGTAAGTGCCGATAGATTTGGTCCAGCATTATTACTCGTCTTTTTTTCTTGACGAACGTGCTTCATCTTCATAGGATCAATATATCTCAATTCCTGAATTCCATCTTCAGGTTTTTTAACATCAATAACTTTGAGATAAAATAATCTACCGTCAATATACCAATTTCTAAAAATTTCATGAGACTTCTTATCGAAGTCCATAATTTCTTTAATATATTTAAATTCGTCTCTTATAATTTTCTTGAGTTTATCACTTGCATTTAAGTTTGTTAATTCAATTTCTACTGGAGAATCGTATAAGTCACTTACAATCGCCTCATTCACAACATCCTCAATCGCTCCATCACATTCTGGGTGAAGAGACATCTCACGATATCTTCTAATTAGATCATATTCAGTTCTATAAACACCTTCAATATCAATAGTTTGCCCATAAAAACCCGATTGAATATAATAATCAACCCCGTCCTCATTATTAGGAGGAACGGGGGAGACTATAGACTTGGATTTTTTTTCATTATCCTCAATTGAAAAACCAAAAAGTTTCGCCATCTTATAAAGTATGCTTACCTGTTATAGTTTATTTAGTTGATATCTTCGCCACCCGCAGCAGGAGAATTACCCCTGACTGCTTCCCACCAGAGAACTTGCATTTCTACAGTAAATTCCTGAATGGCATCAGTTTCATATGCCAAATTGATTGGGCTGATATTTGTTGGGAACAAATCATAAAAATGATATGCTCTTAGAGTTGAACCATCACGATCTAAATGATAAACAAATGCATCTGCCTGATATAGTGCAGGATCGGTGACTCCGGTGTTATCAGAAACACGGTTGATTACATTCATCCAGTTTTCAAATGCCGAACGAATGGCAAAATCAGTATCGTTAATAACGGTAATCGTCCAAGTCTCAAAGGTACGGTCTCCTGCCAGTTTTAGAGTTCTTCCTCTAAAGGCAACTTCTAATGGAGTTACCGTTGATCCTGGAAGTGCTGCAGTTTTGACTAAAAATCTTGATTTGTCAAGAACATTAGTGTCAGCGGGAGCAGCATCTGGGAATGAAAGAACAACCTCAAAGAGGTTACTTCTAGCACCACCACCAGACAACTTACTCTTGAAGTCTGTAATCTTCCTTAAAGGAGGTGGATTTAATTGATTTCTGGTTGCCATAGTTTTTAACCTCTGTTAATTAAAAGTTGCCGATTACTTCTTCAAAATCAACACCAGTCTTGGTGGCAATAAAGGTAAGACCGATGAAGTTAATCGATCTTGCTGGTTTAATGTAGATGTCTGCTCTAAACTCATTAGCATCAATAACTGCTGCTGTGTTATTGGTTTCATCAGCAATTACGACATAATCAAAGATACCTCTCTTTGCCTGAACATCACGCAAGAATGGTTCAATAGTATTTACAAAATTAGTTCTTGTAATTTCATCGTTAAACTCAAACAGTACATCTTTAGCGGCACGAGAAATAGCATCCTCAAGATAGATGAAGAGTCTGCGAACATTAATACGATCAAATGCCGATGTTCTTCCTAATCCGGTCTTATCACCGAACAGAATAATACCCGCTCCCGGTGAGAAGATGATTGGATTGATTCTGTTAGTATAAAGACGATCTCTCTGAGACTTATTTGGCGTATAAGCAAGTTTGACGGCATTTAAGATAGCACCTCTTGCGGTTCCTGCTGGAGAATACCAAGGGAAGTAATTAATGTCATTACGAGCACACAGACCAGCGATATCACCATTTAGGGGGGCATATCTGTAAGTATTTGCAAATCTGTCGTACATATACTTGTACCCAGAATCAAATACTGCATAAGAAGAAGATGCTATAGGTGAGAAGAAACTAATTACATTTCTGGTAATATCTTCTGGCGCTCTAACAGTAATGTCTCCTTCTGCTGGATTGTCTGCAAGAGCGGCACCTCTATATGGAGTAATAAAGGCAACTGCATCCTTTCTAAGTTCGGCAACCGAGATGAGTTTATTTGCCAGTTCTTGTGCGGTTTCCTTTGCATAACCTGCAGATCCCATCAATAAGAAATCTACTTTGATTTCTTCTGTGTTCTCAAATAAATCATATCCATCCTTAAGTTCTGCCAGAGTTGCAGTAAGAGCACCAGCAGTATTAAGATTGGTTCCGCCATCATAGTTAAGACCACCCGCTAATGTGTAGGTATTAGAACCTGCGGCACCAAAAATAACATTTTCTGCGGGTTGGTCCCATCCATTATCGGTTGTTAGGTCAAATTGATTCGGATCATATCCTGTTGTGGTAAGTCCGGCAGGAGCACCGCCAGCAAAGATATTTGCAGAACCTGCGGCAATATACTTTCTCCAATAAGAAGTACTTCCGGCAGAAAACTCGGCATCAGTTGCCTTAGAAAGACCTAAGTGCTTCTCAAGAATTGTTCCGGCATTACCAGTAATAGTTCCTAACTCATCAATAAGTACAACATGAACTTCATCAAATCTAGATCCTCTTGGTTCTGCAAATGCCGAAGTTCCGGGAGACTGTGCTATATTATTCCACTGGATTGTGGTTTTGATTTTATCAAGGTTGATGTATTGTTGACTGAACCAATCAACTTCGCTGGTATAAGCAGCACTTCCTAGTGTATTTCCTGAACTATATGTTACGATACCAACACTTCCAGTTTCGGTAAAACAGTAAGTTCCATCTTGCTGATAATCAACAGGAGTTTCTGTATTTCCGGATGATACACGACTTAAAATCTTAACCGCAACTGAACCTGCACCAACCTCAGTAATAATTCCTTTTAGATAAGAACCGGTTAATGATACTGAACTTCCAGAAGAAGTATCGGTCTTTCCTGTAAGAGATTGAGTTACGCCATAACCAACTTGAATTGTGGTTCCGGTTGTTGTGGATGTGTAACTTCCAAAAGAAAGTTCTACATTAGTGAGAGAAATGCTATTTAATGATGCGGGACTAATGAATACTGTTCCGACTCCAATTGCGGTTACAGTTGTTCCGGACCCTATAATTCCAGTTTCTACTTTTAGAGTTTGCCCAACTGCAATACCGGTTGTTGTAATACCAGTAACAGATGTGGTGGTGATCCCAATATCCCCATCAGATGCTGTTGCAACTCCAACAAAAGTAGTATTTGTTACTGAAGTTGTAGATATACCGCTTAAAATTTGGTCTGCCTTGGAATCAATAATTGCTACTTTAATTCCGTTTGCCCAAGAACCAGGATTTCTTGCTGCTACAGTAACACCAGTAATGGTATTTTCATCATATCCAAGTTCTTCATAATTATCCAAACTCTTAATCTTAACGCTACTTGCAGTTCCAACAAAGGCATTTTTGGTGTTGGTGTCATCTGCTCTGACTACCTGTAATGAACCACCATAAGAAAGATAGGATGAGGCAACCATCCAACTTTCATAGTGCTTATCTGTGGAATAAGGTTCACCAAAAGTATTCAGTAGATCATTTTCATTCTCTACTAATGTTGGCGAATCTACAGGTCCTTTTGCGAATGGTGCAACAATTGCTCCTACTTTATTAGAAGCTGGTTGAACTCTACCAGAGGTTAAGTCAACTTCCCTTACTACAATTCCAGGAGATGCTAAATTTAGCGGCATCTTTATTCTCCGTTATCCCGAATTATTCTAAAAGTATTTATAATTTCCTTCCCTTTCAATAACTTATCCATAATCCCACATATAAGACCGGTCACCATATTCATCTACACTCCAAATTTCTTGTTCCTGTATTCCGTTCTCTGAGGTGGCATTCATCCATCGGTCTCCGGTTTCTTGCTCTACAAATACTTCCATATCTTCTAACCCATCCGAAATAAATCCGAATGGTGCCATATCTTGATCAATTTGGTTTTTTTGTTCCTCATATATTCTTTTACGAATATCATTATCCGTCATCTCCTTAAAATAGTCCTGAGCCACTAACCAGGAAAAAATGACAAGACACATTACCAAGTCGTCATTACAACCTTCTTCTGCTTCAAATGAATTATGTTTTTGGGCAAATGTGGTAAGTTCACTAATGATATCATAGTCACTAATGAATAGTTTGTCATCTTCAATCAGTAGTTTTAAGTTGGAGCAACCTAATTTTTTAACTGCTGCAGTTGTTCTAACTCCAAGTTGAGATTTTTTACCACTAAATCCAGACCCAACTAATTGCCCTGCCCTACCTCTCATAGAGCACATTAGAATATTATCATATTCCAAATCATAGTGAAGAATATTGGCAACCTGATCTCCAATATCATTTACTTCTACAAGTAACCAGGCATTATCATATCCTCTTGCCACCTCATTAATGATACTGGGAAACAGCATCGGTTTAATTTCATTATTTTTGTATTTTGCGACCACCTTATAGGGAAAGTTTGTAATGTCAAAAACCACGAATGCCGAATAGTCGTTTCCTATTCCACGAGCAACATCAACCGTAATTAAATAACTGTGGTCTTCTATTGGATTTTCATAAACATCAAGACCTTTGCTTCTTTTTATTGGGTCATCATAGACTAATATTTTCAGTTTGCTTGGATTGATAAGTGTTCCTACCGACCCCAGAAACTCACAAAGATGCTCTGCCCTAAACTGTTCTTCGCTAGTATTAGCAATTGTCTGTGCTTTCCATTCCTCATCTCTTCCCGGAACTTCGGACCAGTGGACCTCTGTTGCCACAAATGAGTTCTTACCACGCTCTGCATCGTGCCACATACGGTAGAAATGATTCATACCTTTGGGTGTGGATACTACAATAACCTTGGTGGACTTACCAGATGAAATTGTCGGATATACAGATGCAAAGAAATCGTCGGCAATATGATTTGGAACGAATGCAAATTCGTCCAAGAAAATAATATTAAAACTCATTCCCCGAACAGCAGATGCAGAAGTTGATGCCGCAATAATTTTTGACCCATTTTCCAATTCTAATGAACCTTTATTCCAAGATACAATTCCTTGTTGCATCCATTTTGGAAGATTCTCATAAGATAATTGTAGTCTACTTAAGATTTCTCTTGATGTTGATGCCTTGTTTGCCAGAATACCCACATTTACGTTGTCATTAAAAACAATATAATGCAATAAGTATGATACTACCGTTGTCGTTTTGCCAACTTGGCGTGGCATCTTCGCTATGTTAAATCTGTTCTTATGAAAGTTGCTGACCAATCTCTCCTGAAAGGGCCACATATTAAACTTAACAAGACCATCATCAACATTAACAATCTTGATGTATTTCTTGGCAAAATAAACAGGGTCTTCCTTACAAGTTAAGAACTCAATAATTTGTTCTTCAGTAAATTGTATTGGAGTATTTGCTCTCTTTAGATTTGGATTGGAGAGATATGCGTCCCCTATCTTTAGTTGAATGTCTTGAATATCCATAATTACCTACTAACCTCTTCCCAGTCCATAGAACCAACTACAGTATCACCACCACCATTAGAAGCAATAACAAGAGTAATTTCAAAAGGTGTTGATGTTAGTCCATTTCTTTCTAACTGAAACTTAAAGAGTGCTTCTCGGGGTATATCAATTTGAGTTGATCCTTGATTTGAAGCAGTAAAAAATCCACTCGCAAGTATTCTTCCACCAGTATGAGAAGTTCCAGTAATGTTATAATTCACAGCACTATCATCACCAGCACTTACCCAATCTCCTCCCCCAGTAGTGCCAGATGCTCTAATCTGCCAATTATAGGCACCTGTATCGATTGGCATTGCCGAAAGTGCCGTGATAATTGCAATCGCATCTAAATTATTTGGTGATGTTTTGAGTCTTATACTTACGATAGGATAAAATGTTCCAGCAGTTGTAAGAGTTCTTGGGGTGGTGATTGGTGTTCCTACTGCCTGCTGTAATCCATGAAGATTATAACCACCCTCCGAAATTACTGAAGAACAAATCTGTTTGAGATTACTTGTACTTGTGGTTATTCCAGTATTAGCAATCTCATATCTTACTGGAAGTGATGCTGTTGTGATATAAGTTGATTCAATTATGTTTGCGTGATGAAATGTATGGCAGTGAATGAATGCTCCGTCAATTACAAAACCTATTCTTACGGAACCAACACCCAACCATTCAATATCCATCCATAAGATTTGTGCTTTGGATGAATTTAATGTAAAACCAGAAGGACCTGTACCGTCTAATTTATCAACATTCCAGTCTTCCTGTGCAACTCTTGTCGTTGTTCCAAGAGATAAACTTTTCTCTACAAAATATGCAGTATCCCCATCAACCTCAAAATACATTCCATTATCAGCACCAAAATATCCAACTCTTTGACGAAGATTTGTTTTCTTGGGGTTCATTACAAATGTATTCAATACCAGCAAAGACTTTCCTGGTTGATATGCGAATACTTTTGTTGTTTCTCTAGTCACAGAACAACCAGCAGTAGTTCCAATTCCAATATTAATCAAACCCTGTGCGGTTACAAATCCAACTGTAGAACCAGTTCCTACAACTAAACTACTCCAGAGATTATTGTCCCTATATCTGTGAGAACTATCAAAAAGTGTGAGTGGGTTTGATACTCTTAAACGACCAAATGCATCACTTGAAGTTGATGGAAGTGTAACAGATGCTGATGATGTTGTAGAAATTGATACTGTTCCCGTAACTGGTAGGGGATTACTAGAACTTACAGGAGCACTATTAAGGTTGAGTGATACTTGCCCTGTTGTTCCAATTCCTACTGTTCCTTGAACTGTAACAGTAGAACCAATACCTGATACTGCGACTGTTGTTACTGGATTGGTTATGTAGAATGAAGTGTTAGAGATTGATACTGTATTAGCAATTGATACTGTTCCACCAACAGTTACTGTTGTTACTGGATTTAAGACATAAAAAGAAGTATTGGATATAGAAACTGTATTTGCAATAGAAACAGTTCCACCAACAGTCACAGAAGTAACTGGATTTAGAACATAAAAGGAAGTATTAGAGATTGATACAGTATTAAGTAATGTGGAAATGCCAACTGGAAGATATGA